ACACTCTGGTTGTGCTAAATTTACCCCTGTCACGCTTATGTCACGTCCAGATACGTGACAGGGTCGAGCCAATTAGCCGAATTAAAGCCAAATTGAATCTAATTAAAATGAATCAAGCCATTTTCTACGGAGTGTAGAATAGGCTGGAAGTAGAAGGCATTTTCCCACAGGCACACTGCGGATTTTATCTAAAAATTCATTGTATACCTCCTCTCCATTGTGCCAGGCTAGCTGGCACAGAGACCTCACGTGTTCCTGCGTGTTGCGTGGGTCTTTGGTCCATCTAATGGACTCATGAATCTCCTTCATTGGCATCACTGGATGAACCAAGAAGGGGTACTGTTCATCTGCGCGGAAGAACCTTTTCAAAAAGGTCACATTCTCCCAGGTCACATTGTTGAACTCCGCGCTCTTGTCAGCTGGTGTCATTGTCAGACCATACTCCTTTCCCGCCTTAGCAAGTAGGCCTGCATCGATTGGATATGGATAGGACGCAATCACGTCGTCACCATACGCAATCATCCTAAATTTGTCCAGATCGATATTTTTATATACCTTCAACAACAAGGTTCTAATTATGATGTTGTTAATCATTGAGTTGAAGATGCTCGTTCCTGAACACCCTGAGGGCATTCCTCCTCTCACAAAATAATGTTTGTCTTTGTAAAGATGATAAGAATTACACAGGTAATCTATATACCTGGTTTCCTGATAATCATAACCAAGCTTCTCAAGTAAGACTTTGAGTGCTAGGAACCAAACTGGGCTCAAACTAGCGTCATACCCTGTGTAATCAAAGGCAAACAGCTCCCCATCAAGCATCACTGGTATCTTGCTCCAAAACAGATCTGGATCACATCCGACGGCACTTCCCGTCACCACTCCTGGATTCTTGTGAAAAGTCCTGTATAGATTGCCAAAGGTCTGCCTCATTGCAACGGAATCATTCAGACTCGACGCTTCAATCAAGCGCGACTTGCCCTTTTCCACTTTTTCCTTGGATCTGAGCTCATCTTTGACATATGTCACCATTGGTAGGTTGAGACCATATTTGTCCAAACATTCCTTTAGCTTGGTCAGGTCTCGGGTCTGTTTTGAAATGATGTCTCTCTTCTTCACCCCCATTGTTACATAAGGGTATCCTGCACTAGTTGTTAAATCAAGTGCTTCCAAACCATCAGTTCCATAGACTGCCTCCTCTAGCAGCAGTGGCTTGGTGTCAATGTCAAGTGTTAGCAATTGTCCTGCATAGTGATCCACTGCCTCCTTCATATACTCATCCATATGGGTGTTCACATTTCCCACATACTTGGAGAAGATGGCCTCTTCAAAATCTACCTTGAGTCTGGGATCTTTCTTGTTCAGCACCGCAGGTTCCTTCACACCTTCAAAGATATCATGAAAAACACTGGGCTCAAGTTTTGTCTTGCTTGGAGCATTAATAATGGGGTACCCACTCTCCTTGTTTGTTTCCATCCACTCGATTTCACCCTGTTCATCATTAAAGTAGTGTCTGAGTAAGGCGGCGGCAAACCCTTGATGGCCATTACCACCAACATGAATGCCAAGTACCTTTCCTGTTGCCATCAGTATTCCACCACACTGCCCAGCTCGTGTTGGGAAATTGTACATGAGCATACGGTGTGTAGGGACACCACTCAGGTTCAGGAAACCATATTCGGTAACCTGCCCTACTGGAATGAACATATTTGGAAACTTGCTAGTGTTCATAGCCAGGATGGCATCACCAATCTCAGACTCTTCTTTAGGGATGAACCCCCTGATGTCTCTGAATTTCTCATTTCTGTCTAATTTTACTAAAGTAAGTTCTAAATTGACACCTTGTTGATCGGTAAGCTCCTTCGCATCCAAGATCTTAACCTCAGCATCATCCATGATGATGGTTTCTCCTGGTTTTGCGTGTCTAGGTAACACTGCCCAGCGATCATAAACTCCGAGCATGGTGAATTCTCCATTCCCTGTTTTCACGGTGCTAGCATTTCTCTTCATCATTGACACAGCAAACTCAAAGTTGGGTCCCTGCACTTTTGCTTGTCTAATTGTGGGTACTTTAGGCTTTGGCTGGGGCATGCCGGAATAGGCTCCCTGGAATCCAGCAAATAACTTGTAAATTATGTAGATGATGCCAGCAACAGAAACAAATGTGGTCAAAGCTTGTAAACAGATGAATGCCCTGTTGATGTGTTTCTCAGTAATGAGACTAGACGCTTGCTCTGGGATGATCCAACCCTTCCCCTTACAGTATTCTCTGAGTTCTTCACTGTCAACACTCTTGAGTAGGTCTGCAATTGCTGGTGGTGGAGGTGTCTCTGGAGCAACCGAGATTTTGATTTCTTTGTAAACTGGTGGACCTTGAAACAAAGCCTCCAGTACGTTGCCAACATTATGTCTATGGTTATATTCCCTAAACATCTCTGAAACTAGCATGTCTAGTGTATACCTGACTTGCGTTCTTCTATCAACAAATTGTATGGCTTTACCACAAACAAGGGGACAGCACCTCTTGAAGTTGGCTGGAACGCACTCATCATCACATGGTTTCACTGCCATCGGCATGTTCAATTTGCCATTCTGCTGGTACAAATCAAGAATTTCAATATTCATATCAAAATGAAATCTTCTGGCTAATGCCCTGCTGTCTGAAATGGTTGGTGCATGGATGGAGCCCGCATTTGTAGAAGCCAGCACAAAAGGTGAAGTGAATAAGATTCCTTTCTCTTCTAGTGCAGCCATAGGTGGCACAAAATCAACACTAGACACCATCTGACAAAATAGTGAGACATCTTTTCCGTCTGGATTTTGACACAAATCATCCATAATAACCACAGCTTGTTGTTTGTAGCCGTCAAAGTGGTCTGGATCTGGTGGCAATGAATATACTGAACTGTTTAGTTTCTCAGCAATTGCTCTTCCAATTAGATTAGTTGCTACAGACTTGCCTGCCCCTGGTGTGCCATGGAGTAACAAACATACAGGTTCAATGCGGCATTTGGACTTGAACTGTACGTAATTGTTAACTCGCTTTTCTAGCTGGTAGACCCTTTTGGCTTCAGCAGCATACAAAGGTGCGTACTTTCTGCAGTAATGAGCGAAATACTGCACATTAGAAAAAAGCTGTTCCTGGTCACTTTGAGATGGGGCACTCTGTTCTAAAGTAGCAATTTGAGACTCCAATAAGGGCAGCTGTCTTAGGCGAGTCAGAAACTCATGTTTTTCCTTCACTTCAGGTAGGATTTTAATCTTCAGCCACTCAATAAATTTCTGAATCTTTTGTGCAATCCACTCTAAACCTTTGGCGGCATTAGTCATTTCAGTAAACTTCTTGAGCCAGGAATCTGCTTGTCTTTGAGCTAATGGAATACCAAACAACTGTGCCACCTTTTGCTTAAGCCAAGCCCAAGGGGAACCTGAACAACCAATGAGGGCAAGAGTTGCTGTCACTGTCACTAGATCTTCGTGATTTCTAACAATGATAACTAAAGCTGAAACAATCTTGATCAATGCTTTAAGGCATTTCTCTAGGATGGAATCTTGCCCAATTAGACACTCTTTCAGATGTGTAATTTGTTCATTGATTTGAGTAGTAAAGCCAGCACCAAAAGCGTTGCCAAGTTGCTCAACATAATCTTTTACGCCCTGTTCCATTGCATCATCCTCGAGCCACAGAAGGTCACGTAGGTCAGCAAAACCAACCAAACCGTCACCTCCCATTGTAACCAAGCCAATTACTCCATGCTGACAACGGAGAATTCCACCGCAGTCTCCAGGTTTTGAAAACCCGTGAGCAAGAAGCACATGTGATTGGTATCTGTGTGGATAATATTCATTGGCCTGCACTTCTACAAGACCTGGGCCCTGGAAGGAGACTGGGTAGTGCTTTCCCCTTGATCTACAGAAGTAAACGCCTGAGGTACAGTTGCACCTAGCAATGGTGTCACAACCGTGTGCTGTGGTGGTACTAACAAGTAGATCTCTTTCGTAACTCTCCCATATTGTGTTTGCAGCATCAAACTCATTGGCTAGATGCCTGTTCACAATTCTGTAATTACCCACATAGACTGCACCTGACTGTTGTCCAAAAGCCCCAGTTGTTTTAATGTCAGCTCTGTTTGTAGCCAATGCTTTTACTGATTTGGGAAAATTTGGATAATTCTTGTTTGTGTACAATTGGCTGCGAATTGCCCTTGGGCACCAAGCACGCACATGTTTTGGCTTCATGTACACCCTGACCCTCAACTGGGATAGTGTGGTTAAACTTCCCACAACTCTAACTGCAAAGGAACCCAACATGTTACTTGGTAATATGTTGTACTGCGCATCATCTGCTGTGGGGTGTTCACCAAAAGTGGGGTACCCATCATAGAACCATGCATATGCATTAGCCGTGCTCATGAAAGGTACTGAAATGCGTGCTGGTGGATCGGTAAGAGTTGTGAAAATTGATGGATTGGTTGATGATTGCCATTCATATGAATCACGTCCTGTTGGCTTAGGTGCTCCATTAGGTATATACATGAACTGTAACATAATTGGGTATGCCACGGCCTTATCTGTGTTGTATTTTTCCACTGTGGTGACAAATGTAAACTCTGCATTAAATCTCATGTAAGTAAACATCTCCAACTTCCTCCTCTCTTGGACAAAGGCCATTATGTCTATATCCCACACAGTGAAACCATTGGTAGTTGTTTCAGATGTAAACACATCAACCATACCTACCAGACACGAACGTGAGAAAAAGTTTTCTAAGCTTGACTCACTAGGCTTGTGCTTATTGAATACTGTTCTAGTTTCAATCATACTAGAATCACTAGCATTACTAGTTGCTCCAGTTTCTGCTGCCTGTAGAGCTGGGGTTTCGGCTGTGCCAATGTTATGGGAGGATGCAATTGTATTTGCCACTGTATTTTCTATGTGGGTGGTTAAAGTTTCTCCAACAGGGTCCCCTTGCAGTACAGATGCTTGGGAAATATCAGGTGAGTCCTTAAGCAGCCTAACACTAAAGTTAGGCTGTGCAGCTGCCAAAGCAATAATACTTCCTTGAGTTGGTGCTCCTGGTGGCACCACATAGTTGGTTTGATACCACATTGTGACGATTCCAGCAGCATAGTAATCACTATAAGTGCTAATGTTTGCCCTGTAGTGGCTGTTGGAAATCCATGGTATGACCAGTGTTATGCTAGATTGGAGCCCAAAATCCCACACAACATGAGTCCCTAACATGGCGTCCAGCCTCGATGTGGGTTGGGTACCACCAGGCGGTGAGTAAGCCACCAGCACTTTACCTGTAGCCATAAAGCAACCGGTAAACATGAATGTAATTTCAAGTGAACCGCTCCAATGAGTGTAGTACCTAACAAGATTGCCCACGAGTGTAGACTCCCATGGCCCATCTCTCCCAGGGTCAACTCTGAAACTACATATGAGTTGGTCAATTTCTGCTTGCACCGAAACTGGAATTAATAGGCGATTCAAGTCACGTGCTGTACTCACATTGTTGACTTCCAGAATAGATTCCACTTGCATGATCTCTAACATGTTAACTACCTCTCCTGGTATGTGCATTATGGGTGTTTCATCAAAACCTGGCAGCATTGGTGGTGAGCAAAAACGATCAGTAGTTAGAAACTGGTTGCTCCCTGGCACAGTCATCACAGGTAGGCCCTGGGTAATTGCACCCCTCAGTCCACTAAACTCACAGCACATGGGCGCAATGGAGACGGTAATGGGCACCATTGTAGTAGCACCGCTCGCGTAACCTAAAGGTACAACTGGCACAATGACTAGGGACCAAGGACTGTGTCTAATAGCAGAATCAGCAGGTATGCAGTTCACGTATGGTAGAATCAGAGTAGCACAATTGTTGGTTCTCAAGTTAATCCATTGATGCGGGTATATGGTTGCCATACTCAATGCTGTGCCATTATCTAGAATATAGTTATAAGTGAGAGTCCCGCCTCCCTGACCTGGCATCACTTTTCCGAAGCTGGGGTGTGGTGGTTTACTTGGTTCAGCCGTAAGCTCTCCAATCACAAACTCAGGGATAGCAAGAACTAACAAGGTGCCTTGGTGGAATTTACTAGCATTAGCCTGTACATGTATCAACCAGCCGCTCCGGTAAAGGAAATGGTACACAGCATTCTGCCCAAACATTCCTAATTCACACAGGGCGTCGGGTAATTTCCAATACCACCCTGTTGAATTGGTTTCCCACTTCTTAGAGGGCAATGTGTAAAAGCGATTGGCAGAAACATCTGGTTTGGTTGGTTTATCCACAGCAGTGGCCTCATCATCCCTCAAATACTCTGGCCATTCACCATACCCTACTACAATGTTAGCTGCTTCCTGTGTAGTGATAGTTGAATTGCCGATGGTCAACTGGGCAACTCTGTCACTATACCCACATGCTTCTGCCGATGGTGACTTTAAGGGCACGGCAGTTTCCTTTAATACATCTACCACTGGTTGTGTAAACTTCGATGGGTCCTGGCTGAAATCTTGTTTATTAGCAGCTGCAGCATAACTATCCTTATAATAATTGATGTTTGTGTAGTGTATGGTACTACCACCACTTGCGATGGATGTTGCTTGGTGGTTCCCCGACTCTTGCCTTGACACTTGTGCTCCCATTGTTGTTAATTTTGAGAACAATTAATAAGACAGGAAAATACGACTGTAGGTTTATGAAACCAACAAATAACCAAATAATTCTCCGGTTGGCAAGACCAAGTAGCTTATGATGATAACTATAAGTTGTCACCATAAGCAGCCAAACAATAAGTAAAACAGGAAACACGGACACCCAAAGTAGTCGGTTCCGCTCCAGACTTTCGCATTACGACACCCTTCCAGTGGGCTTACTGGCGGATGCTCCGGAGTTAGGATTAGCCGCATTCAGGGGCCGGAGGACTACCACGTAGCTCAATAGGCTCTTCACACCATGTCAGTATCTTGACGTCCTACACCGTATGGTGTAGGCTGGCCGCCAACGCAGCCTCGGCCACGGTCGCCCGTGGGGAATGCCGAGACTCATCGACCAGAACTACCAGCTGGGGTTGCTGGGGAGCGTAACATCAATCAACCTTCATAATGGTACTAGGCTTCTCGAAGTACATGGCCGGTTAACGGTAGGTCATACTTCTGCCGTGGGTACAGCATACCGTCAGACCCTTCCGGGGAAACAGAAGTGCTTGCCCCTAACACAACTGGGTGTTGTGCTGCTATTGGGCAGTTTGTTTGTTGCTTCTAAGTTACGATGGGGAAGGGGTATAAAATAGGCGTGCAAAGGTACCGTGATACCAGAGTACTGCGCCACGTGGGCCCTGTGGGTGGGAACAACCCTCAGGCTATTTTAA